TCCATCTACTTTTATTTTTTCTCTTAACTGTTGAATAAGTGACTGACTTGCTTTTACTTGTTCATCTGCACTAGCTCTTATCCTAGCAATTTCGTCTCTAGCAGTAGTAACTATTGGAGATTCAGTTGCACGAACTGCATCTATTTTAGCCAGCATCTGCACTTCTCTGTCTTTTAGTGCAGGTATTTGTACATTACGTATATCACTTACAATGGTACTAAGTCTTGTACGTTCATTGTCTACTGTAGTTTTTGCTTCTATTCTTAATTGTGATATTTGTTCTTGCAATTCACTGATACGTTCTTTTTGTAATCCGATCCAAGTATTTGCACTACGTCTTGTGTTTGGTCCTGCTTCGCCGTCTGCATTTGAACCTATTGTTAATTGTGCTTGTTTAATTTGTTCATTTTCACCACTAGCAATTTGCCCTTCGACTTTTGCTATTGTATTTTTAATCGTTGCAATCTGTGCTTGTATTGGATCTATAGCACTGTTGTCAATATCTAATCCTGCAATGGTTACTTCGTATTCTTTAGCATTATTATCTAATCTTACTAGTTCATCTGTAATTTTAGTTAGTTGGTCTTCATATGGTTTGGTTCTATCAGCATCACTTGTTCTAGCATCTAATATGATTTTTTGCTGTTCTTCAATTGCAGGCTTGATACGCTCATATGCATTGTCTATACGACTTTGTTCTTTTTCTATCTGTACATTGATATCATCATTACGATTACCAGTACTGCTTTCAGCTTCATCTATTTTTGTTTCAGCTCTACTAATAATAGCTTGTTGTCTAGCGAGTTCAACTTCAATACGTGCTACTTGCTCTACACTTTCTATACTTGCACTTGTTTGTTCAATATGTGCTTTAGATAAAAATCCAAATATACCCATGCTTGTTATAAACATTAGTACAACAACTGAAAGTGCAAGATAGTATTTTAGCCACCAACTTGCTCTGGTCCAATATCTATGTAACCAGACGGCAGTGACCAGTTTGCCTATTTCTAATACACTACCCATAACCATAATTGGTATTGCGGCCGCGGCAAAAATTGCCACCAAACCGGCAACACTATAATAGATAGCGACTGCACTAATTGATAATGCAGTCAGAAGTACAAGTATACCTAAAAACATCGTATTATTATTTATTTACTCCCATCGGTAGAATATATGTGCACCTATTCGTCCGACTAATTGCATACCTCTGTCTTTTCTCCATTTAGGAGATACATAGTTTGCATGATAATGAGTAGCACCTTCTGTTACGCCTCTATGTTTGTTCCATTTAATTAGACTCCAAGCAATAGTTTGAGATTCTACCCACCTATCTTTGTTAAGTGGCTTGTCTGATTTTCCATCACACCACCAACTAAAATGACATCTATGTCTTATAGGGTTCCTATTAGAATCATACCTGCCTTGCTTGACAACAGTACATATCGTATCTGGAAATCTTGAATCACGTACTCGATTAAGCACTACATCTGCTACTGCATACTTGTCTGCTAAATTACTACTTCTAGTCTCAAAATACACGTTCAGAGCTAGACAATGCTCCTCTGGAAAAGTTTCTTCAGGAAAGGTAAATTCTTGTGTCTCTGCTTTTGCATTTATTGCAAGCACCGAAATAAATGCTACCGCAATTACTGCTTTTAAAGTTTTTGTCATTATTGCCTCGTTATATATTTAATTGATTTTTATGCTACATTTAGTATGTACTTTTTAGTTTCTACGCATTTGTGCTATATCTTTGGCATCTTCTTTTTTATCAGCAAAGATAGGAACCATGTTGCTCTTGTGCATTGTAGCAATACCAAGTAGCTTTCTTTCACCACTATAAGTCATGGACTCTTTTGCTGGTCCATGTCCACAAATGTTGTCACTAGTAGGCAATCCTCTAGCACCTTCTCTATAATCTGGAATTGGATTAATTACAACATCTTTATGTTTCTTTGCCGCAAGTTGTTCAGGATGAACACCTTGTTTACGCAACCATTTTTCATGCTCTGCGTTTGCTTTTGCTTGCTTTGCGTTAGGCTTTTTCTTTTTACGATTATACTGTGTAGTGGTCATATAAGGACCTACAAGATGCATAGACATATTACGCTCCATAAAGTTAATCTATATATACTTTATAACGTATTATCTATACTTTGTCAACCGTTTCTTTAACGTTTCCTTTTGTTCCACAGTGTGGACAATGAAACTGATACCTATCTATACGCAACTTGTCTTCCATAGTAGCATAGGTAAACCAGTTGTTGCATTTTTGACAAGTTAGATGCCAAATTGTTTCTTTGACGGCTTTAAACATTGTCAACCTTTATGAATTTTGATCAGGATTTTCCCAGTGATGTAAGTTAGATCTATTGCGTGGTTTAGGTAACTTTTTTCCTTCCATGGCGGCATATGTTTTAGACCAATCTTTTAATTGTGCCAATCTACTTACAAGCCAGTCATAGTTTACATCGCCTTCTTTCATTACTTTTAGCTGATCTTCAACATTTTGTTGCATCCTATGAATCCAACTACGCATTTCTGCAATAGTTGTAGCACTTGTAGAATTATGTCGTTCTGGTAACTTATAAACCATTTATTCCTCTAATGTTACAACACCTTCGTTTAGAAGGCGTTCTCTGTTTGCCATATGAGCGGCTTGGACATCGTCTTTATTCTGTCCTTCGTATTTAACCGCATGACCTTCTTCTATCATTATTGTAGTAGCCATACGCCAACTATCAGTAGGAGCATGATATACATTAAAGTCGCCTAAGATACGACCAAACTTACCCTTCATGTCTTCGCCATTTTTGTTGATCTGAGTTTTAAGAACTCCGCTGTTACCTAATAATTCAGTCAGTCTTTTTTTACTTGCTAAACCAAAAGCTTTTTCTGTAAGATCACGTGTCCTTGATTCTGGAGTATCAATACCCATGATTCTTACACGTTCATCTTTTAGGACTACTCCAAATCCCAAGTCAATATCAACATCTACTGTGTCACCATCAACAATTTTTACTATAGTTGCTTTGTATTCATACATTGTTTTTCCCTCACTTTATGTATTTTTTTAATAATAGATAAGCGGCATAACATCCAAATAAGTATATTGTTGCTACTCCTACATCTAACAGATGTTCTCGCATATGATAGATAAACTCTATGCCTGCTTGAACATCGCCCATACTAGCAGGATCAACTGTAATAGTTTCTACCTTGCCATCTTCGCTGAATTCTATAGCAGTTCGTTCTGTTTCATTTGTTTCCATTATTCATTCCCCCTCGGTGTCATGTTCCATCTGGACCATCGAATCCTCCGTCGTCGTCGACTCGTCGTTCGTCATTGGATCTTCGCTGTCTTTTTTTTTGAAAGTTGAGTCTAAATCTAATGCACTTACAAATATTGTAGACGCCGCTAACATAGGAATTGTAAAAACCATTTGTTCAGTGGCAAATGCTACAGCATATGTTGGCACTATTATTCCAGTTGCTTTTATAATAGCAAGCTTTAAATTCATTATCAACCTTTAGTAATATACTAGTATATTTATCTAAGGGTATCTCTAACCATTTGTACAAACATAGTGACGTTTTCTTCAGGTGTAGTTTTTGTGATGCCGTGTCCTAAGCCACATATCCACCCAGTAGTATCAATATTTTTCATTTTGTTTAAAAATTCTTTGATATGTTCTTTACATTCATCTCTTGGTAATAGTAATAATTTTTCATCAAAGTTACCTTGTATAAATCCATTTTTATATTTTTTAAAAGTATTATGAATATCAACAGTACAATCAACACCAATGCCTGACCATCCCATTTTATATAAAGTAGGTAAACATCTTTTGTTTAATTCTTTAGTATAATATCCAGTATTTTCAAAAATTAAAGGTTGTAATATTTCAGTATACTTTTGCTTAAAAAAGTTTTCACTCATAGTGCTAACACCACTATCAAGCACCATAACTTTTTCAGCACCTGCATCTAGTTGAATCCTGATATTTCTATAAAGAAGAGGTACAATAACATCATTCAAATACTTTGTTTTCCATTGCAAGCTCATATTAGGTTGTTTACCTGTAGCATAATTTAATAATGTCCACGGGCCTCCTACAAATCCTATCAAACTTTTTTTTGAATCTAATGCCTCTCTAGTTAATTTCACTGCGTTTCCTTGGAACTTCATATGTTCAACAGCTTTATCAACATCACTATGATTTTTATAATTATCTTCGTTAATAGTCCATTGAAACTTTGGTCCTGGACTAAATTCTAATGGCACACCTAAACCTTCTATAGGAAATAAAATATCACTAAACAATATTGCTATATCAAAATCAAATTGATCTATTGGTAACATTGCAGTACGTGCCGCAACTAATGGTAATTTACACATTTGTTCAAATGTAAATTTTTCTTTTAACTCCATATAGCCTTTTTGATATCTGCCAGCTTGGCGCATCATCCATATAGGAGGGGTAGGTTGTTCTATACGTTCATACGCATTTTTAAATTTATTATTCATGCTATTTAAGATTTGCTTTCATAGGGTGATGCCAAATTGCAAGTTCAAAAATTTGGATATCTTGTGGTTGATCTATGCAGTATTTAACATTGTTAGCAACTATCTTTGGATCCATTTTTTTAAATATACGTAACATTTTTATCATATCAGTATCAGTCCACCCAGCAATAATATTAGTAACTCTACACTTTTGATTGCCATTATTCATAGCAGTTAAACAAGCTTGTTTCACTCTATTGTGTAATTCTTGTTTATTGATAACATAAGATCCAAATTTAGATTTAGTTTCCGGATAATAACTAGAACTGCCTATATTCACTATAGTCTTTTCTTTATATCTCCAGTCTTGCCAAAATAAATTAAATAATTTTAATTGTCCATCCTTTGATTGTGCATTGTTAATAAAGATATCAAAATCTTTTGCTTCTTCGAATATTTTTTCAGGGTCATTAATATTATAGCCATTACTTCTACTGTAGCCTATTACATCATGCTCTTGCCCAAGTAGATCGTAGATAGCTAACCCTATACCTTTTGTATGGCCAGTTATTGCTATTTTCATGCTAAGGCCAATTCCTCATTTAAGGATCTAACATGATTTATTAATTTTAATTCAGTGTGATAATTGTCAATCCATTTACGATTGCGTTCATATACAGGTTGCGGCACAACTTTTGCAGTAAGTATTCCAACAGATTCTAAATGGTCATACCCTAAACTTCTTAACCGAGGATAAGCCCAAAAGTTTGTGTTATAACTAAAGTGTCTTTCAAATGCTGTCTTAGGATGATCTATTAACATTTTTTCCCATTCAAGAGACATTGCTTGTGCATCATGCAGATCCATTGTATTGTGTTTCCAATAATAATTTGGATAATACTCTAAATGAATACCGTATGGATTATCTGGTTTTCCTGTGAATGCAGGAGATTTACTATCATTGCCATCTGATACAAAGAACAATTCATATTGTATTTTATCTAAAACCTGTTGTTCTTGAAACCATCTTGCAGTGTTACGTAAACTGTCCATTGTTTCGCCTGGCAATCCAATTATCATACTAGCTAAAATAAAAACATCGTCTTGTGCTACTTCACGCATCCATGTAATTATTTCTTTCATTTTTTCTGGATCTAATCCTTTTCCAGCAAGTTTACCTGCTGTGTGATCAAGTGTTTCGACACCAAGAAAAACACCACGACATCCCATATCTATCATTTTTGGCCACATCTCTGGATACTTACTAAACATATCTGGTCTACAATAGCTAATCCATTCCATTTTAAATGGTAAGCTTTTTATAACTTTGTGCATCATATCTATTTTTTCTGGACTATCATTAACAGTATCATCAGTAAGCATATACCCACTAATTCCAAAGTTTTCATAATTGTATATTAACTCTTCTCTAAGACATTCTGCATCTTTAATTTGTGTTCCTCTGATATCATAAAAACAAAATTTACAACCAAATCGACATCCCTTGCTAATTTCTAAAGGCATCCATTCACCATTTTTTATAGCCATATTATGTTGAAAATTTCCTTTTAAAATTTTTGCACCAGTTGATGCCATTTTAGTTTCATTAATAAAATAGATATCATTTTTCTCGTGAACTTTAGTTGGATCTAATTCACCATTTAAAAATTCAACAATAGTATCTTCAGCATATCCGTTGAATACATAATTTATGTATTTTTGAAATGCAGTAGGAAAATTTGCTTCTGGTCTTGTTTTAAAATGTATTTTGAAAAATAAATCTGTTATAGCACCGCCTAATATAAATTCTATATCTGGATTTATTTTGTGTATTCCCTCAAACCATTCATGTACTTTTGCGTGTCTTGTAAACCATAAATTAAAGTCTTGAGCTCTTGGATTAAATGTGTTCAATAAGAAAGTAGTAGATAGTCCAATGTAGTGAGTGTCCTCATTTATAAAATTTTCAATGTATTGGTGAAAGTTTTCTATTTTTGTAAACCAATCAATAACGACACATTCCCAATCTGGACAATTTTGGTTAATAGCACTAGCTACAGCATATGGACCCATATAACGACTCCAAAATGTATATTTGTTATTAGTAGAAATCATCTTGACTTCATACTTTTCATTAGCTTTTTCAAGATGTTCTAAATGCTGAGCATTAAATTCGTCATCAGATAAGTCTTCCAAGGCAGACTGAGTTGATCCTGTTATATCATTATCAAAAATATCATTGAGTAAGATAATTCTTTTTTTACCCATTCGTCCACCTTTATTAAGTATCTTATTATTACATACTTTACGTTATATTGCAAGTATTTATTTTAAGTATAGAAGTCAAAAAAAAAAGGATGCCTAAAAGACACCCCTTTTATAAATGTTACTTTACTTTCGTTTAGAAGTTAAACGATAAGTGAACAGATGGTGTCCAATCTTCATTATCAAGATTGTAATTAATATCTGTACCTAATGTAACACCAGACATATTGTGATCATATCCAATACCTAAGTTTTGCAATAAATCAGCATCTGTACCATTTGCATATAATGTTGCACCTGCTAAAGTTGTTACACCTTCATAACCAAAAAGCTCAAGGTCAGTATCATAAGTTACAGCACCGCCTAAACCTGTACTACCAACCTTAAAGTCAGATAGTGAAGCACCAACAATAATGTTATCGCTATTAAGATTATAGTCAACAGCACCAGTAATAGATCCTACTCCAGAACCAATTTTATATGATCCTTGAATGTTACTTAAATCAGATACATCAGCTTTAACATCATTAAAACCTAAAGCAAGGCTACCAGCACCTATATTGGCTTGTAAACTGTCACCCATTGTTGGAATTGAAAGAGAATGTTCTCCTTCTGCACCAACCCAAACATCGCCTTGTTTACCAAATGATAAACCAACCATGTTAATTGTAGTTCCAAGATGCCATTCGTCAACATCAAAATCACCGCCAGGTACAGCTTTTAATTCAATGCTACCATTAGCCACATCACCTGCGGCAATGCCTAATGTAAATTCTGTAGTAGCACCCCAGTCACCTTTACTTGTTTCTGCAACTGTAGATTTAATCTCTCCCGAGAGGTCTGCGGCAAATGCTGAACCAGCAAAAACGACCGCGGCCAAAGTAGTAAATACCATACGCATATTTCGATTCCCTTCTTTTATGCTAAAAAGTGGGTTGGAATGTTGTTTTCCTAGCCACGTTTTTATTTAGTACTTGGGGTTATTTGATATGTTAGTATAGAATAAAAATGTGTTATTTATGCAACAATTTTGTTATGGTTTTCGATAAAATTGTTATAATTAGATATTCTAAAGGTAATCCTGTGCAAAACTCTTTTTGCAAGAATTTCTGGATCATTTTGATCTCTTTTATGCAATGTTAGTAACTGATCCATTAGTACAATATCTCCCGGTTCGTACCAATGCTGATATACATATTTGTCTTGAAACATATGATCATATAAACGTTGGAAAAGTGTTTCATCTTTTGTGATAATTTTACATTTATTGTTTGTGTAAAAATAAAGACCCTTTACACCTGCAACGTTTTGTTGAAGCAACCACATCTTATAAGGTTTGTCATCTACTGAATCTTTCTTCATCATTTTTAATTGTGTGTCAGATAATCCTTTAGCCCATACTTCTGGTGTGTATTCATATTCACAATGCACACCTTCTAATTCTTTTTTAAACGCATCATCTAAATCATTATATGCTAGATTTGTATTCAAATAACTTGTGCTAGTGTTTTCACAACCTTCGTAACCTTGTAGTGCTACACCATCAGCACGATCTAATCCATTTAAGTTGGCGTGCCAATCTAATATACCCGAGCTGAATATACCTGTTGATATACCTTTTTTATTCTTTTTTGCAGTTGTTCTTTGTATAGGATATAGTTCTATATCTTTATCCCATTTGCTAGTGTTAGGAGGAGTCTTACCAAGATAAAACTCACCTTCTTTTGTATAAATCATTTGCCTGTAGTTAGCAACAGTGCCTATACGTTCAATAAAATTTACAAAGTGATAAGGAAGACGATTTTGTTTTTTTAATACTACTATTAAATTATTGTGTAATAATTCTTTAATGCCAAGTACATCATCATCACTAATATTTGAAATATCAACATTGTTAACTTTTACAGCTACACCATTATTAAGATTTTGAAATTGCATATAATAATTTATCCTAGTATTACAAGGAATATTACCACTTTTGAGACAATTTTTCTTTAAGTTCACGTTGTGAGCTAATAGCTCTTATACAGCTTAATATAGCATTAGCTCTTGTAAATGCTGATTTGCTATATCCATTAAATTGTTTATTTTGTTCTGTTTCTTTTTGAAATTCTGCTAATAAAATAGATTCCATTAATTTAAAGTCGCTGTCGGATAAATCTTGCATTCTGTTTACTAGCATACCAAACTCCTATTTACGCATTCAAATATTTATTATATTTTAAGAAAATTGGTTACGTAAAGTAATAATATCTTTATGGTTAGATGACACTAATCCTCCAAGATAATAATTTATATTGTTTGCTAAAACTAAATCGTCAGAATATATTCCAACACAAACATAATTGTTTGTATCTATAAAATTTATAATATCTTCCTTAACATAGTCGGTAGGCCATTCAATTATGCAATTGGCTGTATCTTCACATACTGTAACCACAGTTGGCACAAGATTATATGGAGTTGCAAATTCCTTTACAACCATTACATTTCGTCCTTACGTTTTTGTATGTCTGATCTTAAATCTGGTATTAATTTTTTTATTTCACTTAATGCTTGTCTTGCTCTAGCGGCACTTACTTTTACTCCATTTTTATCGAAGTTTTCAATTTCTTTCATATAAGTTGCAAATGCAAGAGTTAGTTGCTCGTGCTTATCATTCATTTAAGATAATCTCAGTAACCTGATCCCAACTGTATGCACGTCTTACTTCTTTATGATCAAACCATTTGTTATATGGATGATCTATAAGGATACATTTTAACCCAAACTTTAATCCTGCCACTGCATTTTCTGGTTTATCTTCTAACCAATAAAATCCTGTATCTAAATATTGCTCTAAGAAAGCATCTTTATCGCCAAACATATCTACATAATCAAACTTGTCAAAAGTTTTTTTACCAAAAGTGTATCTTAAATGTCGAGTCCTTGCTTCATTTGCAAATTGATTTGTGCCAATTGCTGTACATACATCAAATGTATAACCGTTTTCAACTAATTCAGCAACACCTTCTTTTGCACCTTCTAGTGACTCTAAGTGAGATAACCAAGCACTTTCATTAAAATCTTTGACCATTTTACTTGCAATATTTTTTTCTATTCCAAAACGTCTATGAATAGCATATCCGTCAGGATTATCTATAATATAGTTTTCTTGTTCCATCCATTTTTCAAATTGTTTATTCCAATTTAACAGGACACCATCTACATCAGTTAATATTTTCATATGTGCCTTTCTGTCGGCTAGTTTGCAAATACTGTTGTTTGCGATACAGTTATGATTTTTGCACCACAAGTATAAGTATCGTCTTTTCTTCCTATTTCTTTATCATTAGCATACACATTAGGACTATGTGTGGCTAATCCAGTTTGATGTGTAGCACATCCTGGTATTGTATGTGCTTGTTCGTTATCGCCTTTGCGTACAACACCAATACCTTCAACAAACACATCGGCACTGCCTTGTTCTGTAGCAATTATCTGAGGTGCCGCATCACACGCAATTCCATCATCTGGATCTGCATCGCCAACACTTACGTGAACTGTGTCAACTGCTTCTGCTCCATCTTTTCTTGCTACTAATGGCATAGTATTTCCTAGTTTAGTGTTAATCCAGTCGTTGCTGTCATATATTGCGATGCCATGCCTGGCTCGGTCTTATGTACAAACAATATATTATCTTTATTAATTTTTATGTTAGATGCTGGATCTACGGTGTATACCCATGGTCCTAATCCAATACCTTCCGCAGATGCTACAAGAGCTAGTGGCTTTGTAACAGTAATACCACCGTGTGTGTCAGCTTGAAAACGAGCTACAATTTCTTCACCAGCAGTTGTTCTAATAGTTATAGTATCATTTAGCTTAAAAGGTGTTTCAATCATCATAATGTAAATCCAGTGCCGTTGTAATTAGTGCTTTCTATATATGACATCATTTGTTCATAACCTCCAACTTTATTACCTCCTACAATAATTTGTGGAAATGTTCTTGCGTTAGGAAAGTTTTCAAATAATTCTTCTTTAGTAAAGTCTATGTCAAGTTGTTTATATTCAAATTCCATACTGTGTGATTCACACCATGCTTTTGCTTTTGTACAACTAGGACACAAAGGTTTACCATATATTGTTATCATAAACTAAATCCTTTAAGTGAATCACTATCAACATCTTGTTTGATGCCGCCAATTACATATGATTCTACTTCTGTTTCCTGTGGAGCAACTTGTAGACCCGAACTACTTAACCAGTGTTGTGTCCAAGGTAGTGGATTGGTATTTACAGGTGCATCAAAAATAGTATCAAACCCTAACGCTTTTAGTCGTCGATTAGCAATATACTCTACATATTGATTAAGTAAGGTAGCATTTAACCCAATCATTGATCCATCTTTGAAAAGATATTCTGCCCACTCTTTTTCCTCTGAAACACAATCTCGCCATAGTGCATACACATCCTCTTTGCAGTCTTTAGCAACTTTTGCCATTTCAGGATCGTCTTTTCCTTGAGCCCACAGTTTTAAAATATGTGTGCTTAGTGCTAGATGTTGTGCTTCGTCACGTGCAATAAGACTAATAATCTTTGCACTACCTTCCATAAGTTTTAGTTCACCAAAACCAAAAGTACAAGCAAACGATACATAAAAACGCAAGCCTTCTAAAATATTTACTGTATGCATTGCAAGATACATTTTTCTTTTTACATCATACATATTACCTTCACCGCGATGAAAATAGGCATCTGATGCTTCTGTGAATTCGTCGTAGTGCTTAGTAACGCTCATAGCTCTTTTAATAATTTTATCATCATCTAAAATAGTATCAAAAACCTCGCTTGGATCAGCATATACGTTTTTCATAATATGGGTATAACTACGTGAGTGAATAGTTTCAAAAAAGTCCCAAGTGATAATACACCCTTCTAATTCTGGTAACGATACATATGGAAGGAATGCTAAACAAGGACCACGTCCTTGCACACTATCTAGTAGTGTTTGATATTTTAAGTTACTAGTAAAGATATGTTTTTGCTCTGGACGGAAACTAGCAAAGTCAGCTCTATCTTTTTGCAAACTTACTTCTTCCGGACGCCAAAAGTATCCTAACATTGTTTGATTAAGCTTATCAAACACTGGAAATTTAAACACATCATATCGTTGGGTGTTTTGATCTGCACCAAAAAACATTTCTTGTTTAGTGAAGTCTACTTTTTCTTTATTGAATACCGTTTTTGACATTTTTATTCCTCGATTTTATATCTTCAATAACACATAATACAGCATTTTTTATCATGTGTCAACTTATTTTATATTGTACACGCTTCGCAATCTTCTTCTTCTGTTTCAACAGAAGGAGCAAGTTCCACTACAGGCACATCATCTTCTAACTCACTTGGATCAGTTTTATAATCGTAGGTGTTTTGATAATAACTAGTTTTCCATCCCATCTTATATGTAGTTAACAAGTCATTAATCATTTTACTCATAGGCACTTCATTGTTTTCAAACTGTGTTGGATTATAACTCCAGTTTCCACTTATACCCTGATCAAAAAACTTTTGCATTACTGCAACAATATTTATATACCCTTCGTTGCTAGGCATATCCCAGAGTAGTGTATAATAATTCTTTAAGGTTTGATACTGTGGAACAATCTGCTTAAGAGGCCCTTTTTTGCTTTTCTTAACGGACAAGTATCCTCTAGGAGGCTCGATTCCATTGGTAGCGTTCGACACAACGGAACTGCTCTCTGAAGGCATTTGTGCAGACAATGTGCTGTGCCTAAGGCCGTGGGCTCGTATATCATTGCGTAAACCATCCCAATCATAGTTTAGTTTATGTGGAACAATAGTGTCCACATCCTTTTTATAAGTATCAATTGGTAATATTCCATCGCTGTATTTAGTGCGGTCAAAGTAGTCACATGGTCCTCTTTCTTTTGCTAGTTTATTACTTGCTTTTAATAGGTAATATTGGAATGCTTCTGACAAATCATGTACAATTTTCCATGCTCTGTCATCGTCATATCCAACATGATGCCTTGCTAGATAATGTGCTAATCCTATATATCCAACACCTAAGCTTCGTCTAGCTTTTGTGCTTATCTCAGCCGCCTTAATAGGATAGTTTTGATAATCGATTATTTCTTCTAAAGCTCTTATAGCTAATTCGCATAGCTCTTCTAAATCATCTAGTTCTTTAAGTGTTCCTACATTAATTGCACTAAGGATACATAACGCAATTTCTCCATTCTCATCATCAATATGTTCTAATGGCTTTGTTGGTAGTGTAATCTCTTGACACAGATTGCTCATGTAAACTTTATCTTTAAAAGAACTGTGTGTATTACAATGATCTACATTCATAATATAAATGCGTCCTGTTTCAGCACGTTCTTTGATCAATGCAGAAAACAATTCCATTGCTGGAATAGACTTTTTCTTAATGCTTGTTGCACGTTCATACTTTTCATACAACTCTTGGAAAACTTTTGGATCGTCAAAATAAGCTTCATAAAGTCCAGGAACATCTTGTGGTGAAAACAATGTTATGTCTCCGCCAGCTAACAATCTTTCATACATTGTTTTGTTAAGTTGAATTGAATAGTCTAACTTACGCACACGATTGTCTTCTGTTCCTTTGTTATTTTTAAGCACAAGGATATCTTCAATCTCTTGATGCCAAAACGGAAAGTGTGTAGTTGCACTACCGCCTCGTACACCATTTTGTGTACAACATCTTACTGTGCTTTCAAACTTTTTTAAGAAAGGTATAATACCTGTGTGTGCTACTTCACCACCACGTATTTTACTGTTTACACCTCTTATTCGTCCTGCGTTTATTCCGATTCCTGCTCTTTGCGCCGTGTATCTTCCGATGGACATATCACTTGCGAAGATTGAGTCAAGAGTGTCGTTGCTATCAACCAAGACACAAGAGGCAAACTGCCTAACAGGAGTACGCACTCCAGCCATGACTGGCGTTGGGATATTAATTTTAAATAATGAGGTCGCGTCATAGTATCTCCTTACATAGTATAACCTATTTTCGTTTGGATATTCCGCAAATAAAGTTGCCGCTATCATCATATACATGAACTGCGGAGTTTCATAAATCTCGCCAGTGCTTCTATCCTGACATAGGTACTTATCTACAACTTGTCTTAAACCAGCATATGTAAAATTTTCATCTCTTTTATGTCTAATATAACCATTAAGTGTGTTTATTTCTTCTTGTGTATAACAATCAAGTATAGAGGAATCATAAACGCCACGTTTAATATTCAAATTAATTATTTCACTTAGAGTAAGAGCATCATATGCTCCAAAAACATCTTTGTTTACTCCATACGATAACAATCGGGCCGCGGCATATTGGTAATTTGGTATATCAAGTGCAATAAGATCGTTTGCACTACGTATTAAAATTTCCTGTATTTCTCTCGAACTCATACCATCATAGAACTGCAAATTTGCATTCATTTCAATCTGACTACTGCTAACTCCTGATACACCTTCACAAGCAAATTCTACCACTTTATGCATTTTTTCTATGTTTAATTGTTCTTTTTCACCGCTTCTTTTTACGATTGTTATATTATTCACGTCTTTCTCCTATTAACTGTACTGTGGTAGTTCTGAATATTGAACTTGCGATTCTGTGCTTGCATTCATGAACCCTACTATGTTATTATAAATGCCTATAGTATTATTGTCAACTGATAATAGGTACAAGTACCTACTTTTATCTCGGTCTAATGTTATATGTATCCCAAAATCTGATCGAGAAAAGCGATCGGTTAATTGCAATGTGTACGAAATTGCAAGTAATTTTTTGAATTCACAATAGATATTTTCGTGTATCATTTCCCAAGGATCGGGCCAGGTATCTTTATTGTATGGATCAATACTCATTTTAGAAGTTGGGACAGTATTCCAAAATTTAAACACACTTTCATACGGATCCTCATCTTGCTCTAGCCTGTTGCGTAATGAGAGCCAGAGCTTAATATTTTGATAGAAGTTGCCGTTAAACATATTAAGCCATATGTCTTAATGTGAAATCAAATTGATCTGCGTCAGCACCTTCGCCTATTGTTAAATTTTTTGCATTAATTTGTATTCTAGATCCTGAAAGACTAGCTGAAAATTCTAATGCTTCTGATAGTGTGGAATTTCCATCAAATAAGTAATCGTCGGCAAAATTAACAATTGAGCCTGAATTATCTTTATTCCAATTAAATGTCATAGTACCTCTTCTATGCACAGGTCCTGGCGAATTCTGTGCAGTATATTTGTAATAAACTTCTATAGTTCCTGTGATACCATCTGCAGGCAATGCCATAAAAAATGTCGAAGTAAGTCGTCCACTTATACCAGTTGATACTACGTAATTATTCACATAATCTTTTGGACCTTCTATTTCTGGAAGATAAAGGTTTGTATTATAATTTGTATCTACGGTTAGATCTTTAGTCCGTTGAAAATAATCATTATCACTATGATTGCCTGTTTTACCAAATTTAATAACACTTGAAACTGGATTATGACTATCGGCGGCATCATTTCCAACATATACAAATTTATTATTTTGTGATGTATTAACTGAGCCATTATCTATTGTTATTGCTTGTCTGTTTATATTATTAAAGCTTATATTTTCTATAGTGTTATAGCTTGGTCCTGTAATTTGCCCTGCGGAACCTGGTACTGTTCCTATGCCAAACTTGAATCCATATGCCATTTGTTGCATTTTTCCACCATCAAATTGATTATAACTAGCATCATCATCTGAAAAATATGCATACGCATAATTTTCTATATGAATATTTTTAAATATGTTGTTTACACAATCTAACGATCCTAATGAACCACTACGCAATTTAAATGCACCATAATCAACTGTTACTCCGTTACCAAAGAGCCATTGTCCTTTTAAATGTAGGTTTATAAATTCACTGTCTTTACAGTTTTGTAAAATAATAGTTCCACCATACTGACTATGGGTAATTGACATATTGCTTATTTTGATGTTTTTTGGTTGATTTCCGCTTGTATTAGTACTATCGTCTGCATATACTCCATTGCCAGAACTTGAGCTATTTTTTGTGTAAAATACACTACTTCCTGTACCTGTAAGCAATGTTTTGTTCATACCATCACCTACTATGGTAGCATAAGGTGGAACATAAATTGGACTAGTAATTAGATATTCTCCGGCAGGTACTTTTAAAGTAATATTTTTGTAAACTCCTCCAACTGGTGATAAAAATAATTGATCTACTGCTCTTTGTAAGGCCGCAGTCTGATCTGAACCATCACCTGTTGCACCAAAATCTTTTACACTAACAATATCATCTAGCTTTTGTGCAATTGATCTTTTTACAGGTGTTGCTGATGATGCACCGGTTTGAACATTGTCAGCAGTTCTATATGTATATTGTCCTACTAAAGATAATATATCACTTTTAGTAGTTAATATTTCGGAGTTACCAGTAGCAGGAGCACCTTCACTTACACTACCGTTTCCTATATATAGTTTTTGTTGATCTATTGCCCATCCAAGTTCTCCACTAGCAAGTTGAGGTACACCTGAAACCTGTGCTTTACCTCTACGATGTTGAATTCTTGATATTTGTACAACAGCCATTATTAAACTCCTCGAAACGTTCGTAGTATTTATGATGGTTGTTGTTTTGGCTACTCAGCAAAATAGGACCCGTAGGTCCTATTTAAACTAAAGAGATTATTTTTTATTCAGCAAACATTTTTGCTCTTGAACCGTTTACATCACGAGCAACAATGCTATATCGTGTTGCACCAGTAGTTGCAATGTCAGTTTTAACTACTAGACCAGCTGACTTCATTTCGCTAATACGAGCAGGAAGTTTCTGGATACCAAACCTTGCGTTTGCATCTTTTGCAGTCAAAGATTTGCCTGTACCTCGAAGATATGTTTCAAGGAAAGTTTTTTGGTTAGTTTTAATTGTCGTAAATGCCATCTAGGCCTCCATTTGTTGTTACAATATACATACTATAACAAAGGAATTAATAAAGGTCAACCTTTTTTTTGAATTTTTTTCCATTCATTCCAAATAGGAATTTTCTTTTTATAATTACCTTTTGTGCTTAAAGGCTGGTTATTGATGTGTAGAACCCAAGCATCAAACCATTGTTTAGCAATATCTTCATCACCTCTAAGTAAATAATATCTTGCTTTCATTCTGCATTTACCTCGTTGAGGATTATCTTTGTGTCTAATAGCGTTGCGTATTTTGTCTGTAGCTTTATATATTTGTGGGTCATCTAATCTACCAGTAAATCCTTTGTCTTGGAAGTTTGGATTTGCCTTACCTCCAGCTGATCCACCGTGCTCCTCTACAAGATTAGCAAATGCATTGTTATTAACAACATCGAGTTTTATTGAGTAATCCATTGCAACTTTTTCAAAAGTATCTTTATGATTACTTTCGTAAAGTATTTCGGTTGTTACGTCATTTCCGTGTAATTCTATATGCCTTGTCCAGTAAACACCAGATCCTTTGTACTTGTATGGATCTCTAGTTGTTTGTCCAAGATATTTTTTTCCTGTAAGATTGTGTGTTTTAAGATAAAGAGTTTGCTTCATAATATTGATATACTCTATTCCACCATTCTGTTTTCCACTCATCAAACTCATCTGGCCACAGATCAAACTGTTGATATTCTCCAGCCCTACTACACATAAAAATATGTCCTTCACGTATATCTGTTCCGTGTATCTCGTTATGAGCAATAGCGTAGGCTGTTAACTGTAGGAAATAATCCTCTACCCACTCTAGCTTTTTAGGCTTGTTAGTTTGTTTGAAGTCCATTATACATGGATTGCCTTTGTATTGTCCTACTAAATCAGTTGTACCTGCATAAAGCCCTGGAACATACAAAGGAACTTCACTTCCCCATATTTCATCTACATCATCCATTGCATGGACTTTAATTTTTGTAGCCATTGTATGAGCTTGTTGAGCATATGGATTACTTCCTGGAGAAGGCCACTCACCGGTTTCAACATAAGTTTCTAAATAATGGTGCATACGTGTTCCAACACCACTAGCTTCTGTAACTATTTCTTGTGCTTTTTGTTCACCTACACGTTTTTTCCATGCAATAAGATGTGTCATATCTTTAGTACCACTAAGGATTGTTGTAACACTAGCCACAGGAGGTCCGCCTGGAGTTTCGTAACGGCGTTTACCATCTATGTTTATTCTTTTTAGTTTTGCGTAATTGTATTTTTCTATTATAAGTGTCATTGTTAAAGTATAAACTATGTTACACTGATTGTCAACTTATAAATCGCCACCTACATCTGTTGCACGTTTAGCCATCGAAGGTACTGAATCTTGGTCACCGCCACCTTTTGATAAGCTATTCCCAAAATTAATTTTTTCGCTATCATAGTTACTAACAATATTTTTTATTCTATCATCAGCTTGGAAAGCGGCATCAAATGTTTCGTAATTAAATTGTGGTATTTCGCTATTATCCATCATTTTATCTAGGTCCTCGAAAGACATAGACTCAACGCCTTCGGCTTTTATAAGCCTTAATAATCTGTAAAGATTGTCTGTGTTAACCTCTTCGGTTACTTTTTTTTTGACGCAAGGGTTGTTGCCAACTTACGTGGATCAACACTTTCTCTTGCTTCTCTACCTGCTGGTGCATCTCCACCTGCCGCTGGTTCAGCCGCGGCAAAGTCATCATCTCCTGCAGGAATAGCGGCATCATCTTGATCAACTGTAGGTTCCATGCTAGGATCCATTGGCATATCATCACCGCCCATTGGTGCTGGCATAGCTTCGCCTTCACCTGTAAGCATTCCTACACCATTACTTAGAGCCGCTCGTGTGCCTTCCATTGATGTATATAATTCATCTAGACTTGCTTTTATAGTTTCAACATAAGCATTACTCTGCTCAACACCAAGTTCATCTCTGATTGCATCTGCTAAGTCTAACATTGATTCTGTTTTCATTTCAGCTGTATCTTCCATCCAGCCTGTTACTCTATCAACCATATCCTTGGCGGCCATAACTATTTCAGCTTGATCTTCTGCACCTTCATTGATGGTTGTTTCTGCAACAATATTTTCTTCATCAACATCGCCTCTTTCAGAAAGTTCTGCATTCAAGATATCTAAAAAAAGTTTTGATTTTTGATAATCGTCATTTTCAACTACTGCATTGAAACTTTCACTCATTTCAATTTGGCTTAGTTTTGTTCTCAATTTGTTTCGAGCATTTTGTAGTTGTTCTATAGTAAAAGACTCAAGAGAAAGTTTTTTACCAAATCGCTTTTCTAAACTTTCGTTAAGGCTTTTAGCAGTTACCGGTTTTGCAAATTCTGAAATATTCATGTTACATTCCTATAGGTTCTTATTAAAAGTATTTATCTCTAAGAGAAGATAATTTGTTCTAACTGATCAATAGTTGCATCCATATCCACTTGAGCAACTGATAATCGTGCGTCTAAAACATCTTTTTTGAAGTCATCGGCAGTATTATTATAGCTATTTTCATAAAACATTATATCAGCACTATATTTTCCTGCAACATTATCTAGTTTTATAGCTTTATCGATATTTCTTTCTTCGCTATAAAGTTTTGCAATAGCCAATGCTCCATGCTTACAATATGCTGAGCCTATAGCTATATCTTGTTTACAATCAAATAACAAAAAACTTTTATCTTTCCGTTGTCTTACAATAACAGGGCCAATACGTATTGCATTGCCTGCCTTATGAGGCAAGGGATACTTTGATAATCCTATATCAAGTAAGGATTTTATTTCATTTATAAGATTTTTCATTATTAACCAAATAACACTTTCCGTTATGAAGGACTCTTTTTATTATATCTTTTTTTATTAAATTGTCAAGTATAAATTGTTGTCTTTCTGCGAATTCATTGTAGTCACAAAGGCTTGGTAGTTCTCGTAACAAAGATTCTTCTTCGTTAGTCGTAGACACCATGATGCCATTTGATATTTCTTTAAAATTCATCTAACTGGAGTACCTGCTGGATCAGGGGCTCCCATTGTGTTACCTGGTTGTGTCTGCGTGTTACCTGGTTGTGTCTGCGTGTTAGCTGACTGTAAACGCATTTTTTGTGCATTTTGTACTGCTACCTGAGCGGCTTTAATTGCTTCATCTGAAGCCCTCATTTGTGATTGTAATTGTGTCATCTGATCTTGTATAGCTACTTTAGCATCTTTTGCAGATTGGAGTTGCACTTGTGCCATTTTTACAGGATCTTGGTCCGGTGCTTCAACTATATTTAAATCAGTAATTTTCATCTGTTCATTGCCTTAACTCTGATACTGGCTGGATTAATCCTTTTTGTACGCTTTGCTTTTCTTGTCATCTTAGATCCTAATCTAGCCTTAGTGATTTTTAACCTATTTCTTTTAGCTACGTCTGGCGGTGCAAAACATTGTGCCACATTAGAAACTGTTCTTCCTTTTCTAGCACCAGCTGTGCATCTATATTTGCGAACTACAGTATTGCCTCTTTTTGCGTAGACTTGTCTTTCAAACAATTCTCGTAATAACATATCAAGCCACCTGTAAAAGAATTACTACTATTGTTGACAGTAGACCGGCTACTATAGTACCAGCCGCTCCTATTATTACTTTAACTAAACTTTGTTGCCCGCTTGCCATTTGGTCGCTTATTTCATCCAACTTTTCTTCAACTTTACCTAACCGATTATCAAACTGCTCATATCTTAATGCACACAGGTCAACATGAGCTTCTAAGCTTTCTTTTTCTAGACTAGATGGTTTCGAAAGTGATGACATTTGTATACTCCAATTGATACGTCAGTAGGTAGCCTAATTGCGTTAGTTAGTAAAATGCCTAAGTGAATCATCACTGTATTATTTATCAAAGGTTTCGAAAACAATATTTTTATCTTCTCCTTTGGTAATGAAAACATTTTCTTTAAAATCTTTTGTTTCTTCAAGTTCTGCTATAAAAGGCACCAGCATAAAATCAGTTAACATCATATCTATAGTTAACGCACCTTCAAAAGCAATCGTAAAAGTAAGTTGCCATACTTGATTATCATTAAAATTTTTATTGTCTTGCACTAGTATTGGATCATCATCAATAGTAGGATTTACTCTAAGTCCAATAGTATTAATCACAGTCATAAAATTTTGTTTTTGTCCATACGCAATTCTGTTTTCTTTAGATACTTTCCTGTGATTAGTAATATCTACTGTAGTCCTTAAAGTAAACTTAGTTTCCATACTTATATCCATATTCTAATATATCTCTAAAATAAATATCCCTAACAAAGTCGATTAATTCTTGGGTGTATAAGTCTTTATAATTGTACTCAACATTCTTATTAGTAGTTGGTAAAGGTATATGACAGTCTAACTTATCTTGTATTTGTGTGAAATCTTCTTGTAAATTTTCAAATCTTAATATCTTTGTATAAGTGCCAAACCAATCATGCTGAGGGGTATCTAAACTATACCAAGCTCTTGCCCAAAGTAAAAATGGTTGAAAAGAAAGATTTGATGCATTTTTAGCAACTCTTTTTAGTAACCAATCTTTAAAGTTTTGATTTCCGTGGTTAGCAAATAGATACCAACTTGCTAGTCTTTCCCAAGGGTTTCTTACTACTCCAAATGTATAAGTTGTATTTGGAAAGTAAGTATTCACTTCAACTATATGTCCATGTTTTTTGCCTTCAACTGTTTTGAAATTAGCATCTAACCACTGACTAATACTTGTACCAGCAGTTTTTGGATTATGTATAAAAGTTGTGTAGTGTTCTGGCAGGTAACGCATCTAGTACTTACCAGCCATAAAAAAAGCGCCACTGCAAAAGTGACGCTCCTTTTTTAAGTATAAGTTAATTAAAACTTATGTAGCGTCGAACGCATCCAAATCACGAATAAGAACAACTTGTGCTGATAAATCAATACCGTCAACTGTTCCTAGTGCTTGATGTCTTGCAGTCAAAGATGCCGCATTTGAATGATGCCCGTCAATGATTGCAAAGATCTTACCTGCTGTACCTGTTGATACATACATAAGTGGTGAAAACTCACGTACAATCGCTTCGATTGCTCCGCCGATTCCGTCTTTTGCCGCTAGTGATGCACCAGCATCGATTTCGATAGCTGTGATCTGTGATGTGCTGTAGTTTTCGCCGTGATCATAACCTGATCCTGCACCCGCTACTGGGTTTACTCTTGTGAATGATGCCATTTTAATCTCCTTAGTTTCTCTAAATGGACAACCCGTTACTCTACGGGTTTCTTATATTGTATTTAGCAATTACAAGGAAAATATATTACTTAAGGCTTCTTTTTGCCCGTTTATGAAGCTGTTTTAGCTGTTCTATGTATGCAGGGCCAGCTTTTATTATATCGTGCATCATAATGACTATTGGAAAATATGCACCAGCAATTGATGATGGTATAGCTTGACCTGCTTGCATGATTTGTAAAAACCTACTTATAAAGGGTAAACTAGTTGTTGGTACTAATAACCTATAATAAGGTACATTTTGCATACCACCTAAGTCTGGCATACTTACTTTTGGTTCTGGATCTGTAGCATTAAAATCTTCAAGATTATTATCATTTGTAAAGTTTGCAAACATTGGCATTACATCACTATCACTAAGTTTACTCCGTGCGGCAAACAATAGCCTAGTTATAGTTGTTTTTCTTTCAGTTGGTGTATCAGTACCAAAACTTGTTAATCTTCTTCTTATAGATCTGTAATGCGGATTGGTTATACCCAAGTCAGCTTCAATTTGTGCTAATGCACGTATATCTTTGTCCACTACGCTATCACCACTAGCTAAACTTCTAAGGAACCCATTTAGATTACCAATACTAATGACAGTCTTTTTTCTTTCAATTGCCGCGGCATCAGGATTTTTTAATTTGCCTAGTGCTTTTTCGTCGCCTTGTAAGAAATGTACTAGATTATAAAGATCTGTGCCGTCTATTCTAAATCTTTTGTACTCTCTAAACATTACAGTTTTATAAGCATACTTTGTAGCTTCTGTTTTGTGTTTGCGATAAAACCGCATAGCTTGTAAACAAAGGATAGAAAGGTATGCTTTTTCTCTACAGTCACTATAAGTTAGTAATCTTTGATTACGTGCATCACGTGTCATACGTGCTTCATGTAAATCCTTTAAAAAAGAAAAATTTTCTTGCTCAGGCTCTGGTGACATTGTATGTCCACCTGATATTTCTGCCCATTGCTTTGCAGTATATTTCATCTACGTTTACTTTCTTTAATTTTTTCAACGCCAACAATAAATTTTTTACTTGATCCTGTTTTTATACTATTGATCAATCTTCTTTCCAAATCCAAAGCCTGGTCCGGATGATATTCTTTATGTATTTTTTCAAGTAAGTTGACTGCACTATCTATAAGATTAGATCCTGTTGTCTGTATGAAGTCATCACTGCGGTTATCTACTCGCAGATTACTTAATTCTTGTAAAATACTCCTAGTGCGTCTTCTCATTGTAATTCCTTATTAATGTATTTAGCCGTCAATAATTATAAATATGTTTATAACTGGAGGGGCCTATGATAACAAAACTGACTTTTAAAGAACGTTCTTTATTATTTGCAAAGCTTGCTAAGATTGCATACTATGATACTGATAAAGCTAAGTCACAAGCTAAGAAATTAAAATTTACTACAACAGAGTTTTATGATAAAGATGGTGCTCAAGCATACAGATTTCAAAACAAAAATGATTTAGTTATTGCTTGCCGTGGTACTCAACCTACAGAATGGAATGATATTAAAGCAGATCTTAGAGCAATGCCTGTAGTAGCAGAAACAGTAAGTAGAGTGCATAAAGGATTTAAGGCAGAAGTTGATGAACTATGGCCCATGGTGTTAGAAGATTTGCAAAGAAAAACTAATCAAAATAAAAAGATTTGGTTTTGTGGACATAGTCTCGGAGCCGCAATGGCAACAATAATGGCAAGTAGATGTCATTTGTATACAGATATTGCACCAGTTGAAGAACTTTATACTTACGGATCACCTAGGGTAGGCTGGAAAAAGTATTGTAAATCATTAGGAGTTACACATCACCGTTGGAGGAACAATAATGATATTGTTACAAAAGTTCCATTAAGAATAATGGGCTACGTACATGACGGAAAGCAATACTATATTACAAGCAATAATCGTATTGGATATCCAAGTATCGGTGACTGGTGGCAAGGTACATGGAACGGAATTAAAAATCGTAGATTTGATTCTATAGGTGATCATGACATACAATCATACTACGATAATATTGACAAGGCACTGTCAGATATACCTCCGCATTATTAATCCATTGGTTTAAACTTTACGTTTTCCATTACCCACTCAATTGGCTCTTCATATGCAAATTGTAGCATATATCTATCATGTTCATTATTAGTGACACTATGAATATATGATCCAGTGTTTAAGATAACTGCATTTTCTTTGTAATAGTAAGTATACTTTTTATCCTCTGCATCAAAAAAATCAACAGGTGCAAATTGATCAAGAGAAGGTGATAGGTACCAACTGACACTACTACGTTTTTTAGTATACTGAACAAAATCAATATGTCGTGGGACTGGATCATGCGGTGGATTGTGTAAAAGATAAACATTGTGAGGAAGTACGTTAACACATTTTAATAATGGCTTTACATCTAAGTAAGGTACATTCCTACTAACCCCATGCATAGTGCGTTCTTTATCTTTTTTTGCATATTGCCCATATCTTGTGTATTGAACTTTTTTTGCAACTTTAAGCATCTTTTGTCTAAAGTCATCTGTTATTTGATGATCTATTTCAAACCAAAAATCATGTGCCATATTACATCCTATAACTTACTTCTGTTTTCTCTTTCCAAGATTCTTTGTATAATTCTATAAAGTCATTTTCTTCCATACAAATTACCTTGTCAATTTTACGATATCCATTTTGTTCTATTACTTTATTAACTAGAATTGGTATAACTTCTGGATCTGTGATGTCTGCTTTACATTGTATTTCTGTTTCAAAAGTAGGGTTAGTAAAAACATATAAGTCTTTATTGCCTTGAGCAGATATACCAGCAAATATTACAATTATCAACCATTTCATGTCCTATTGCCTCTTAGTGCAAAAAATAATCCACCTACCCAAAGAAAGACGTGTAGGTTATCGTATAGTATGACATCCCAAAAACTTTCTGGTTGACCTACCCAAATAACCCCTGTCATAATACTACAAACTGTAATACCACTAAAGCGTGTAATAACATCTTGAAGTTCTGCAAGTGCTTTTACAAATACTGCACCACCAACCAAGAGTCCAATACCTGCACCTAGTTCTCCATATGCGGCGAACCACCATACAAGGTAAGGCAAGTCAAAAGACTCTGCACCTTCTATTGTTACAGGAAACTTACTTAATCCTTGTTGTATAAAAATAATAGCTAATGGAATTCGTATAAGCCAATGACTCATGCAAAATTCAGGTATCTTATTGACTAAACTTTTGTAATTCATTTATTTTCTCCTGGCATTGTGAATAAAGCTTGTACCCTGTCAATATCGGGTATTGGTTTTCTAGCAAATATACACCACTTGTGTGCAAACATAGTTTCTTTTGTTATACAAAATTCTCTAAAACTTGTTCCTGTTGTGTACACATCATCTACTACCATCCAAGGATGATCGCCGGGTGTAATATACTTTTCCATAGCATACTGTAGTGGTAAGCCTCCACGTGGGATACCCACTACTTTGCTAAAAGGTTCTGTTTGATAGTCCATAATCATTCTAGCAAGTCCGTCCCACCATTCGGGACGAATTGCATCACATTCAATCTTCCAAGCAAGTGGAATACCTGCATGGCTTATAAAGTCAATTTGTTCAAATAATTTTGCTTCAGTATGATGTACCATTCATTACCACCCAAGCGTTTCCCATGGTACATCTTTGTTTCCAAAGTGTCCATATGTACAATTTTCACTATACCTATGAAAGTTAAACAAGTCAAACCTATCAATAATTCCTTTGGGTGTTAAATCAATTTCACGTTCGATAAACTTTGCTATACTTGCATTGTGTCCGTTTGAATCAACATATATACTAGTTGGTTCTTTGACTCCAATAGCATAACTTAGTTGTATATTACACCAATCTGCCATGCAATCATTTACTACGTTCTTTGCTAACCACCGGGCCATGTATGCCGCACTCCTATCTACTTTGGTAGGATCTTTTCCACTAAAAGCACCACCACCATGAGGAGCAAAGCCGCCATAGGTATCAACAATAATTTTGCGACCAGTAACTCCTGAATCACCGTCAGGCCCACCAATAACAAAGTTACCAGTAGGGTTAAGATGCCATACAGTATTGTCATCTATTAAATCTCCTAACTCTTCCATTGCGGCAAGTTTACAAATATGTCTTGCCTCTTCTACATTACCTTGTGTGTGTTGTGTACTAACAACCACTTGGTCAATGCGTTTAATTATGCCATCTCTTCGAGCTCCATAATATTCAACACTCACTTGGCTCTTAGCATCTGGACCTAATATTGCACCACGCTTGTTATTTAAGTTCTTTAGAATTCTATGACTATAATGAATAGGTGCAGGCATCATACTATCTGTATGATTGCAAGCATAACCAAACATCATTCCTTGGTCACCTGCACCAAAGTCGTCTGTGCCTAAGCCAATGTCTCCGCTTTGTGAATGAATCTCATTGTATATTTTTAGTTTGTCCCAATGAAATCCGTCTTGTTCATATCCGATTTCTTTAACCTTATTGCGTATAATGTCTTTTACATTGTCTACATTAAAGTTCTTTACTTCGCCCGCTACCGTTACATGGTTAGTGGTTACCAGTGTTTCAACTGCAACACGAGTTGTTTCGTCTCCGTTGGCTAGGCCTGCATCCACAAGTGCATCACTTATCTGATCTGCTACTTTATCTGGATGACCGTTGCTTACACTTTCGCTTGTAAAAATGTGATTAGTCATTTATATTCGATACTCCTTTAGTACTCTTCGTCAGCTTCGCCTTTTTGAAAGTGTAAACTTTCATGATATTCATATTCATATTGCATCATCTCAAGTTCCATACCCATATATAGTAATTCACCTAGCAAATATAAAATAATTAGAACCCCTATAATTATGCCTTGTATTTTTAAAATATTGTTTAACATTTTTATGTCCTATTCGTTGGTTAGTAATCAACTCCTGAATAAAAAGGAATCTTTCTATTCTTTATTATACTAGAGCCTGGTAAGAATGTCAAGTTCATAATACAGGCACAAGCAATAACATTTCCACCTAATTCTTCAACAATATCCACAGCGGCATTCATTGTTCCGCCCGTAGCCATCAAATCATCAATTATAATAACATTATCGTCTTTTGATATTGCATCTGATTTTATTTCTAATGTGGCAGTATCATATTCTAATTGATACTTTTTGGATAAAACTGGTGGTGGAAGTTTTCCTTCTTTACGAGCAAGTACTAATGGCCCTCTTGTTCTATGAGCAAATACACTTGCGAAAATAAATCCTCTTGCATCTAAGCCTACAATTTTATCTACTGGACAATATTTTAGTAAGTTACTGTAGATAAAATTATTTGCCTCAGCAAAGCCTTCTGGACTTTGGCAGAGACTGGCTGTGCATTTAAAGTCTATACCTTCTTTTGGAAAATCTTGATAACTTCTTATATATTCTTTTATCATAATGCTGATACCTTTGTTTGTAGTGTGCTAATAAGACTACTAAGTCCGTTGCGTCTGTTTGCACTTAAAATACCTTCTAGTGCTAGTGCTTCAAAGTCTTCACGTTGAATTTTTTTAGCATCGTCTATTGGCAAATCATCAAAGCAATCACAAATAACGTGTGTAACACCTTTAGTAATCATAGCATCACTATCATAGTAGATTTTAGTTTTATTATCTACAGCACCTACGTCTATCCATATCTGTGACATACATCCGCTTACAAGTTTATCATCTGATCGTAACTCTACTGGTAATGTAGTAGGTTCTCTAGCCATGTCAATTAACATCGCATATTGATCCATTACATCATCAAATATTTCTAATTCTTCTGCCCAGTATTGTATTTTGCTCATCCGTTTAATCCTTGTACTATAACTGTTACTACTAATGTTAAAAAGAATACTGTAATAAGTGATTTGCCCATATTAATAACTCTGTGCTAGTCGCCACATCAAATACTCTTTTGATTCGATAGGCTCATATTTGTCTTCTTCATTTGTTCGCAAATTTTTAATAATAGTTCCTGGTGTAGGATCTACAAAGTGTGGCATACTGTAGCGTTGTTGATGTATATGACTGTTAACAACTCTATGTTTAGTTGACTTGAAGTAATCGTTTGTCCAACGCTGTAGCAAGTCACCAATGTTACAAACTATACCGTCGTCCGCATAAGGTACAGGATGCCATGTTCCGTTAAGGTCTTGTACTTGTAATCCTGGAACGTCATTGATCTGCCAAAGTAATGTGATAGTGCCATAGTCACTGTGTTCTCCTATTCGCATTTGTTTTTGCTCTATTTCCCCTTCATAAGCAGGGTAATGTATCACTCTTGTAGTGTTAAATGGAACCTTATGTGCATCTACCAAAGTTGTACCGGTATCTAAGATAGTATCAAACTTTTCTAAGATGCGTAAGGTTAATCTGTCAGCAATATTAATGCTTGCCAACGCACTGCCTCTAAAACCTTTTAGCTCGCTTGGCCACAAGTGTTCAGGCATTCTTGTATCATTATAGTTAAATGATTCTTTTATATCTTTAGGAGCAGTTGGGTCAACGTTTTCGTCACCTACCATGCTATACCCTAGATTAGTATCACCCTCGTAAGGATATTTCTGTTTTGTTTCCATTGGCAAATCAAAAAATGATCTCATTTGATGTTGCCAAGCATTCATGTCAGCTTTTTCATCACCTGCTAACGCATCGGTGAATACTGCAAAGCCTACGGTAGTGTAGGCTTCGTCAATGCGATCTAAAGCGTCTTGTGCTTGTAGATTAATTACTGGTATCATTTGTTTTCTTTCCTATATAGTATGTTGTAGAGAGGCACTGTTGCCAGTGCCTCTGTACTTTAGGTTTAACCTGGGAATCGAGCATCAATGCCTTCAACATAAAACATCATTGAGTCTAGTTGCTCACGAGTTGCTACTTCGCCTTCTTTAAGCCAAACACTTCCGTCTGCCTTATTGATAGGACCAGTAAAGCCAAAGTAAGTGCCAGCTGTAATAGCGTCTTTTACTTCTTGTGCTTTTGCTCTAACATCGTCTGGCATATTAGTAAATGGTGCCATTTGAACTGAACCATCGTTCATGTGTCCAAAGTAACAACCATCTGGTCCATCACAACCAGTTGTCCATGTGCCTTCTAGTACCTGTCTTACTTTTTCAATATAATAAGGTCCCCAGTTGTCAATAGTTGCTGTCAACTGTGCTTTAGGAGCAAATACAATTTGATCACTTGCTTGACCAAATCCGTGCTTGCCTAAATTCTCAGCCGCCTGCATTGGAGATGGTGAGTCAGTATGCTGTGCTAAAACATCACAACCTTGTGATAGTAATGCTTTTGCCGCATCTGATTCTTTACCTGGATCATACCATGTATTAACCCATACAACGTCAAGNTCTACATCAGGATTCATAGACTTTGCACCTAAATAAAATGTATTGATTTCACGGATAACTTCTGGAATTGGAAACGCTCCAATGTAGCAGATTTTATTTGACTTGGTCATCATACCAGCAATTACACCTTGTACGTGTCTTGCTTGATAAAGACGCAGTCCATAGTTTGCCATGTTGTCAGCAGTCTTGTAACCTGTAGCGTGTTCAAACTTTACGTCCGGAAACATTTTAGCAATGTTCATCATAGGATCCATATAACCAAACGATGTTGCAAAAATAATATCAACACCTTGTAATGCCATTGCTCGCATTACACGTTCTGCGTCTGGCCCTTCTCCTACACTTTCAACATAAGCAGTCGTTACTCTGTCTCCAAAATGTTCTTCTACTTGTTGTCGACCAATGTCATGACGATACGTCCAACCGTGATCTCCAGTTGGGCCAACGTATACAAAGCCAACCGATACTTTTTCTTTTGGTTCGTCGGCCATAACAGCCATACTGAGTAACCCCATCGAACACAACGATGCGGCAATTAATTTAAATAGTTTCATGTTTTACCTTTCTAATTCTGGGTGTTCTATAACTAAAATGCTTCACCCTAGTTTAAATGCGACTTGTTCTGTTGCTAGGTAAGTCGCCAACCCCGGGAACCTAAATTAGGCCGCCATTGCCATTTCTGGCGCATAATTATCGTTTGCAATTATGAATTTTTGACCAATAACGCAGTCATCCGGTAAACTCCACTTCACTACAACACCAGTCGATCCTAGTTCAGCCCCATCATAATTACTCTATGCCGTAAATTTGTAGTTTTTACGCTACAAAGTAATTATGGTGGAGCTGTGGGGTACTGCCCCCCAGTCCTGTATGCATTCACGTTGCTTCAACGCTTACAAGTCTATTTATAACATAGAAATTTATCTGTGTCAAGATAAGAAAAAAGATAAATAATAGGATGGAAAAATAGCCAATTTTTTTTTGGCATTATTTTTTTTTAGGTTGAGAAAAGAAAAGGAAAAAAATATGACGCAACTAATAAACCCTACAAAATTTACAAACACAATTGGCCTTTTAAGGTCATTTTTTTTGGATAAAGGATTTCTAGAAGTACACACTCAAAACAGACTATCAATACTTGCCGCTTGTGAAGATCCATTTAACGTAGCAACGTATAATTATGCAGGCCAAGTTTGGCCGTTACCACAAACAGGCCAGATGTGGCTAGAACATGAATTATTAAGTAGCCCCGATAGTAAGGGGTTTTTTTGTGTCTCAACGTCCTACAGACAAGAACCAAATGCAATCCCAGGTAGACATGACATTATATTTCCAATGTTTGAATTTGAAATGCCAGGTGACATTGATGACTTGAAAGCAATGGAGTATGAGTTATGTGAATACTTAGGCTTTGGTAGCATTGAAGAAAAGACTTATAGAGAATGGCAACAGCATTATGGTGTAAGTGCAAGCACAGAACTAGATGCACAACACGAACTAGCAATGCAAGCAAGCTATGGTCAGGCAATGATTACAGACTTTCCAGAAATAACAAGTCCATTTTGGAATATGAGTAGGCACGGCGGCAACGGTAGTGAAAGCAAGAAGATTGATGTTATCTTAGGCGGCATGGAAACTATTGGATCAGCTGAACGTAGCTGTGACGTAGACATGATGCGAGATACATTCCATACAATTACAGAAGGTGCATATAGTAACTTGCTGTTTGAATTGTTTGGTAAGGATAGGGTAGAAGCAGAACTAGAAGAGTTTTTAAAGTTTGACTTCTTTCCTAGAGTAGGTGGCGGTATTGGTGTAACCAGAATGATACCGGCATTAGAAGCACTGACTAAAGAGTAAAACTAATCCGGGGTGGTGGAATAGGTAGACACGCACGACTGTTTATCGTGTGGTTAGATATACGCAATATATTTACCGTGTAGGTTCGAGTCCTACCCCCGGAGCCAACTTTGCTTTTAGTTCTTCTATTTCTTTATTAAGTTTGTCAATAAGTGCATCTTTTTGACGTAGTTCTTCTAACCCTCTATAGCCATATTCGCTATAACCATTTACACTTTCTTGTTTAGTCATATCATCTCCAGCTTATACCATTATTTATTAAGTCAACAACAACTTTAAATCTTATAGTCCGTTTGGAACTATTACATAATGAATTGCTAGAACTACACCGACTGATGCACCTAACCCAATCATCATCTTAATAAAGTCTTTGGTAATAAGTGGAAATACTGTTTTAAACTTTTCCTTGCCTGTGACTGTTGCCATAGCAAGTTCTCGTCCACATAGTAATCCTACGAACACCCAAGTTGTTGACATTGGAATGTCGTTTAGTTCTTTAAAGAACAATAGTATTAGAAAGTATACACAATCAATAATTGTAGCACTACGCACATATCTTGTGTTGTGCTTTTCAATTACAATCTGTTGTATCT